ATTTCTTATGATTCTTTATAGATATCTCGCCAATCTTTGACATTTTTAAATGAATTTTTTTTATAATATTTTAAACCAAATGTTTTACATTAAAGTCAATTTTCATTTTGTCGAGTACGTCTTCAAAACCAAAAAAGATGCTATCATGTATTTGGTTAAATATTTGGAATCGGAAAGCTTTGAAAATCCTGTCGAGCTATTGAAAAATGCGAAAAAAATACAAAAGGACGATATAGACATCATAGAAGTCCACACATTTACATTTAAGATATTCAAAATGTATGAACATACATTCTGTTGTCTGTGTAATGATTCCATGTCTTCCAAGAACCTGTTAGAATGTGGTCATGAAGTCTGTGTTCCTTGTCTTTCAAAACTGAGAAAGAACGAATGTCCGGTGTGTAGAGCACCGCTCAGTGGAGATATTATAACAGATGAAATTCTTTGTAATATCTTACAAAGAACTGAATTAGACGAACAAGAACAAAGGGACCAAGACCAAGTTATGGCATTAGCAACAGAGATGGGTTACAATCCAAACGAACTATACTAAAGAACGATCCATTATTCCTATTTCATTTACTCTTTTTTGAATATCTTTGAGACGCACCTGGTCTTCTTTGTTCATCTGATAAGGCGAAGATTCTGAAATACATTGGAAAGAACAATAGCATCCTTTCCAACCTCCTTCTTTGGCGGGATATCTAACAGAATGCGAGAGGTCTTGAATGATTCTGTTGCAACTATCACATTTTCCCGAAAACCAGTCAATGGGAATGTCACCCTCGTCCTCTTCTGCATCTCTACAGAGACATTGTAACATTCTACAGGGTCCTTTACCTTCTGGGTTGGCAACACAGTCTCTTTCACTGAAACGATTTTCCGGTCCCCATACTCTAAAACTTTTGTTATACGAGGTGTCCTTGTCAATGATGTCACTGATGCTGGCCGAGAACATGTTTATCATTTTTTCCATATCTCCTTGAACATTCAATTTTTCCGATTCTTCTACAAGCTGTTTCATGAAAATATCTTTTCTATCCAAATCTAATCCAAGACTTACATTTTCTAAATAACTCCTGTTCTCTCCTTCTTCAACACTAACCCAATCAGGTTTCTTCGCTTTTATCTTCATGTTGCGCTCTATATAGTTCATCACACTTGTGAGTTTCTTTCCTGTTTTAGATTCAAACATGTCCAAATGTTCTTTCAAATCTAATAAATCGTCGTTGGTCATCTTATCTTCGTATGCATACAACAGATTGGGCATAATCAGAGAGAACGAAATGTTTCCCATAATTTGCCCCATTATGAACTTAATATCGGAAATATAAGAGCAATTCTGAACAACATAGTGCAAATCTTCGCGAGTACAAACAAAGGTTTCGAGAGCGGTGACAAAGCTGACATCGGGGTCATTTGAATTCAAATCGAAAGCACTGAGGATATAATAAATGGTTTTTTCTGTGGAATTTTTTTTTCTCATTAAAGTGATAGCCTCACCTAACCTGTTAACATATTCATCTGGGTCTTGGGAAAGAGCTTCAAGATAGTTTTTAAGGTCAACATCACGTTGACCTTCAATCATTTTCGCAAGGGTATCCATTTTTTGTGACCAATATTTAAAAAAAATTCAGTTTAAAATGGATGTGCTTATCGCAAAATTGCATAATTTAGATATACCAGGAGAAATCAATTATACGGATATAGTTTTGGAATTACATAGGTCAGCAAAATCCACGAGAGGCAAATACATAAACTACATAGTTCACGGTATTAATATGGGGTTGATATCAATCGATAAGCTTTTCCACAAAAGCGTCGTGGCATGCTCCGATGTGAATCATTGTTTCCTGGTAGGTCTGTGTTTAAGAATGGGTGCCAATATACATAGATTTTACAATGACAAAAATATTGTAGCGTATATTGTCGACAAATACCATAATTATAACGAGGAATTGTTTGTTTTCTTGATTACGATGATGTTACTGAAAGGATTGACTTACAATGACTTTATCGACCGGAACTCGTCGAGCACGGTTGGTGATTACTTCAAAAGCAAATCTATACAGATATTCTTCCCTAAAAATATTAGACTCGCAAATCAACGTCTGCTGAATTTGTTTATGGATAAAATTCTCACTGATGATACTTATTACTATCAACCATATGAGTTAGTGGAGAATCTTAACGTGAATCTTGTCAATCAGAAAGTTGTCAAACAAGAAACAAAAAACTGTGAAGATTTGATGATGCAAGAAATCATTGATTCGTGTAACTTTAATCTTTTCATGACAGCCTTCGAAGCCACATACAATGTAACCTATTTCAATATACAACGTATTTGTGTTGAATTAAGAAAGGCAAATGAAGACAATGATGTTATACTCCAAAAACAGCTGATGGAAATGCTAAACTATCTACAAAGTAAGAAAATTTACATAGACGAATATCAATACACGTATATACGAGATGTTGCGTCGTCTCTCAAATACATCACGACAAAGAACATTAATACCAAAGTTAAGCAACTCCTGGCTACTCATATGAAAGAAAACGAGAATCCGATGTATACTCTTACAAAGTTGAAATTTCTACCTTCTTATGTATATGACCTGGATGAGTTTCAACTTGACAACATCAAATGTAAAGTTATACATTACAGAATAGAGAAAAATGGCATTGTTAATGTTATGGATAGAATATAAATATTTTAAGCTATATTTATATTGAAACAAGGTAGAAATTTACTTTCTTTTAGGTGTCTTTGCAGATTTCTTGTTTTTAGAGCCCTTGGGGCGTCCTGGTCCTTTCTTGGAAACACTCTTGGTGCGACGTCTTTTAGGTGTTTGTGCTGCTTTTACCTTTTTTGCTGACATGCGTTTTCTCATACTTGGTGTGTTATTTAATTTTTGCTTAATCATTTCTTTCTTTTCCCGAGCCAGACTCTTGGAAACTTTTGCCCATCTTCCGGATTTAATAACATAGAATTCAGAGTCCTTACCCATCGCAATAGAACCCTCTTTACATGTTTTGGGGTTGATGGGCGGTGCTCGTCTCTTGGGGTTCGCAGAAAGCTTGGGGTCAACGCTACAAGCGCGTTTTTTCATATTGTCAATGTTCAAATCTAACATTACATCATTATCTTTAGGCCTGGAAGGCAAATCTAATATAGGTTTATCTTCGTTTTCGTTAACCGCATTACCGTTGTATGATTGTGAGGCACCCATTTTATATTAAAAAAAAATATTTTTATAAAAATGTGTAGTATAGTTAGTTGGTGCTTCGGTAAATCATACTTTATCCAAAATTTTAGAGCGATAACAACAACCCTCACTGACGTTGAACGAAACTATATTAACCTTAGATATCTCAGATTGATAAAGAATCTGGAAGAAACTACCAAGAGATCCGGATTATTCTATTATCTGTTTTCCGGTCTTGTGACTACGGGTTCAATTATTGTTCCTTCACTAATATCAATACAAGACAGGTCATTCAAATATAACGCCACAGAACAAGAAAAGGAAGAACATAGCAATAACGTATACTGGTCAGTTTGGGGAATATCATTGGCTGTAACATTTTCCAACGCGTTTATCAAATTATTGCGTCTCGACCAAACTTTCATATCTCGTAATTTGCGTCTCAATCAACTCAGGTCAGAGGGAGTCATGTTCATCTCTAATATAGGGGATTATAATATTGAAGACAAAGATGAGTGCTTTAGACGTTTTGTTTCCAATATCGAGAAAATCAAAAATCTACAAATGAGTCAAGAATTTACGCAGAACGGAGAAATCACGAGAGAAACGACAACCATCAAAACTTCGAAACCAAATACCCAACAGATGACTGACGTAACTTCTGTTTAGTCTTGTATAGAACGTATAGAGAATATAATATCATATTTACCTCCTTGTAATTATACAACAGGTATAAAAACGAAAACATTTTAAATACTAAATCTTTTAAATGTTTGACATTATTCAGTTTTTCACGGCTTTTAGCGACCGCCCAGGCTACACAGAGCTTTTGGAGAAACTTAAGGACTCTTCAGAGTATGTATTTCAAGGCGGGTTTATAGAATTGAAAGGAGAAAAAATTCCCTCTTGTGGGTTCAAGTCGTCTCTTGACACCTTTAGCGACGAGCTCTTGAAACTGAATTGGGACCAGCAAGATGTAGAGGTCATGAAACACGCCATAGCTATGTATAAAAACGAGGACATCAATGACGATTTTCAAGCGTATTTGAAGTGTTTACTATGTAGAGATTTGTTTCCGGAGAAAACAGATCTATTCAATTTAATACTTGAAGATTTGGAGAAGGGGACTGATAATCGTGATAAATATGTTGATTTGTTTGATTTACAATCAGTTCATGTTAATGAATTGTTGTTTTCCATGATAGCTATATAAGTTGAACATCTTTGATAGAATAACTCGTAGTTTTTACAAATTTATCCATTCTGCGTTTAACCGCTCCTGGTTGCATTTTTTTCTTTGGAATGTATTGAGGATTGTCAAACACCAAGGCAGGACGAAAACTTAGTCTTTCTGGTATCGTGTATTTCGGATTCTGTAGCAACGAATAACTCACCAGATTCATATTTACGGGAGGTATGATAGCTGTTTTGTGCCAATCAAGATTGGTGCCTTCATGCTTTACTACAAAATCTTCCGGGGTTATCATGTCCATGTAGTTATCGTAGACATCCATGACTTCTACTGGGATTAGTTTAGATGAGCGTTTCGGGATAACCGATAGCAACTGATGGACTGCTGTTATCTCAATGTTGTTTTTCGGTCCAATATCTCTCAATTTGACCAAACGACCTTTCAATTTTTTCTTGTCAGAGTAAATCATATGCAAAATACTGTAAAGACTTTTACCAATCGGTGCGTAGATGTAAGGGTAGAAATGCGTATTGCTTACCATCTTGTAACCATCAGTGTAATACTTAAACACCCATTGCATGGTCTTCAAGAACTCAATTGACATCTTGCCTATCTCTGATTCGGTATAATATTGATTATCTTCGTATAATGAAGCTAATTGAGGTGTGCCTGGACAAAATTGTTTACAATACCACAAGTTGGTGAACTTTTGTTGGTCAAAAACACCATTATCTGACATACTTTTAACAAGTTCCGGATAAGGATACTTGTGTAAGTTTTGTTTTACTATCTTTGCCATTAATTTGTGCTCTACGTCGTTAAATTTCGACAGTATACTGTATACAACTTTGAAGTCAATGTCATCGTTTTCATCAACAATATGCTTCTTTATCGAAAGATACAATCGCATAAAAATCTCTATGTAATTCCCAATATCCGTGAAAGAAGGGAGTTTTGGCAAGAAATCATTGCCGGCAAACATGATGAGGACACTAAAGTCTTTTATCAGGCGACTTCGAACACAACCTTCAAATTCAAACTTGTCCTTTATCATTTCTCTCAAGCTGTCAATATTGACCAAAGAGCGGTAGTCTTCTCTCATGAGATAGATGTTCTCAAGCGGGGAGAGTAAACTTAACACGATAAGGTCAGAATCAAGACCATATAAAACGTGTGCTCCTTCTCCTTTCTTTATTTTGTTTTCCCGTATGTATTGGAATATCTTGTGTTCGCCTTCTCCGGGATCCAAGTGAGAAGAGTAGATGACATTCTTGGGAAGTAATTTTTTGTTATAGTTCATCCAAGTTCTTATTTTTTCATCAAGTTTTATCATTAGCTCGGTGCCAGGGGTAAATTGATTAGAATCAAAACTTATGGTGCGCGTGGCAGCGCTGATAAACCGTCTGCTTTTCTGCTGATTGAGCTTTGCAGCCACAGCCACTCCATCAGGAGCCAACACAAAGTTATCTGTGGGGGCGCAAACTTTCAAGACCTCTTCTATCTTATTTTGGATTTCTTTTATAAGAGTATTGGTGTCTTGAGGTGTCATCCCAGCTCCCTCAAAATCCCCATAACCATACACTTTCTGTGCACAATGATGGAAGATTCCATTGCAGTCAACGAACAAAGATGATACTTTATCCGGCAACTTTCGTTCGATGCACTTTTTGTAGTTCTTGGCTATATAGCCACCAAAAAACGATTCTATACCCATGGTTTTTATTTCATTATTTTATTATATTTATTCATTTTTGATATAATAAAATGAAAGGAGAAAATTTGACAAAAACCGGCCTTTCACTTTTTGCTATAGGATTGGTCATCCTCGTAGCATGGACGGTATTATATGATGAAGAAAAAAATATAACCATTGAAGGAAAATCTAAACCACAGGGGAACACATCCAAGGCATTGTTAACAACAGGTTCAGTGGTTTTGGGGTTCGGCTACGTGGCATGTCTGATAGGATTTGCTATAGCATCAGACTTTTTGAATTTTGCTTTAAAAATGCCTAAAACTAATTTGATTGAAACTTAAAAATGGATAATTTTTCATATTATGAATTTTTCTATTTTACATTTATGATGATAATAATATCCTATGTTTTGTTGGGTGCTAGAAATATTTATAACTCTGAATTCAATAGTAACTTTGAGATTAGACATTTACATTATGATGAACTACAAACTGGTGATGTGATTCTTCTCAACTATTCTGCTCCCGAAACAGTGTTCAATCAAGGATTGATATGTATGAAGTTTATACATGCTGCTTTATGTTCAAGAGAGGATTCAAATTTATATGTATACGAATTTGGTAATTACTTTGGCGAGAAGGTTGGTTTTCTTAAACTACCCTTTAGCGAATGGATTAAATATAACAAAAACTGTCTTATCCTAATCAATAAATTACATATAGAAGACGATTCAAAGCAAAAAAGAGAAAAATTATCCTTAAAATTAGACAATTTTAGGAATGATAACATGACAGATAACGATTTTAGCTTTTTTGACTATTTAGGACGCTACTTGTTGCCTACAAAGGAATATCAAGATTTTGACAATAAAAGGACTGATTATGCCTGTTACGAACTCGTTCTCAATATGTTAAAAGAACTTGATATTATCGATTCTTTGAATGCGACTGAAACCTATGTTACAGACGATTTGATAGGTATGAAAAAGTTCAATGTAAATAAAAAATATAATTACGACGATTACTTTATTGCTGATGTTAACAGTCTAAAATTTATTTCTGACTAAAAAGTTTAATATCCTGTATGGTTTCTTCATTCAGGATAGTTTGAAGAGGTAAATTCTCGGTCTTTACATTACAAGTGTAGATATCGAAAGATTCAGATTCGAGTTCCTCGTATGTGTAAAATTTAACATCCAATACTGGGCCATTTGTAAATTTAACACCAGACACTAATTCTCGCCTATTTATCTTCAAACAGTAATCTTTCCCTGCTTGCGCTGTTCTATCGTAAACATATCCATCCTTCTCAATTTGCTCTGGGAAATGTGATAGTTGGTTCTCGGTGCGGTTATGTTTAGTTGTTTCATAATCATAACCACCCACTTGATAATAGCCAAGAGGATGATCTTTAGGGTCACCAATATATTTACAATGTGTATTGTAATAATTAGAACAGTTCCTGTTTTTACCGTAATAAAACCCGCTAATTCCATTCGTTTTCGAACTAATGGATTCTTTGATACTTTGTTTGATTTCAAAATGTGTCCGTTTGTCATCACATATGACACCACGCAACTCGTTGCGCTTATCTCGAGAACAGTAGTTTTTGTTTAGTGAAACGATGTAAATACCTTCCACTGTTATCACACAGGAAAATAATAGAGGACACAAGACATAACAATCTTTTTCAAAACAGTATTTCTGCATCAAAAATGTTAAGATTGAACTGTAGTCCGAAGGTGATGGATACATCATATCGACCTCGTAGTTGTTATAAACCTCGAGTGGGTGAGTATGAAAATTTATCAAACCATTAACAAATCTAACTTTTTCCTCATCGTGAGCATTGAAATTTTTAGTTTTGTCTATCTTGAGTTCAAAATCATCACCCGTCCGCTCTAAACACAAAACGCCACTCACTTCTTTTTGTGTCATAGAGCCGTCGTCGTTCAGAGTTCGCCCTGAATAGACCAGTTTTTTCAAATAGTTCAAGTCTTCTAAATCAAATCTTATTTGGAGTTTTATCTCGTCTTCTACACCCAGATGGGTTTCAACAAAATCAAACATTGTGCTCTTGTGCTCTCTGGTAGGACTGGAACGACGTTGTTGGAAGATATGCGGTTCCCTGTCATTACCGTTGTGCCTCGTTCTATCATTAGTCTCGAAATCAGGGTCATTAACTTTATTCAAAGCAATTCTATGATTAACTCTTTCGCCAAATGGGTCATGAGAACAGAAATACGGGTTTTTGAAACCAAAGTCCATCAACCAATCAGGGTTGTCACAACAGTACCATATAATACAATCAGCAGGCAAAAACGATTCGATAGTTTTTAATGCTATAATTATAACATCTTCCAAATCAAACTTTCCGTAATGTGGATCATGTAACCTACATAAATTCCTACGCATACAGTATTTTACGACAAGATATTCGTGAATCACATCATTGTCGTCGCTGATGGTGATTAGTCCAATTTTTTCATTAGGATTTATTTTGAAGTTTTCAGCCAATTTTTTGTTTTTTTCATTTATTTCCTCATATAAGATAGTGTAATCGTCTAAATTCATTTTTAGTAATAGAAACTTTATTAGTTTATTTAAAATATACAATGTCAGAATGTGGTATTTGTTATGAACAAAAACCACTTTTTTCCTTTCCATGTTCCGAGCATCACAAGTCTTGCGATGATTGTTACAAAAGTCTGAAAACTGACACATGTCCGTTCTGTAGAAAGCCTTTTATAAACATATACAAGGCCGAAGAATACATAGAAACAGAATCAGATCCTGAGCCCTGGCTTAAATTAGGAGAGGATTGGATTGTATATTCAAGAATAGACCATAGAGGTACAGAAAAAATTTACACATTCAAGAAAGAAGTAGGAAAAACTTGGAGAAACGATAGTTACGCGTTTGAGGTTACCAGAAGAAGAAAAAATAAGAGAAGGTATTAAATAAATTTCATTTAAAACAAAAAATAAAAAAAATTTTTTAATGGTTAAATAAAAATGGATTCTGTTCAAAACACCGTTCCCCAAACTCAAGTTGCTGAAGCTAAACGCTCAAAACGTTCCAGTGGAATGAAGCGCCCGAAGAAACTCGTTAAAGGGTCTGCAGCCACCAAGAGATGGATGGCGCACCTTAGATCGATGAGAAAGGGAGCTGGCAAGAAAGCCAAGACCCCAGCTCGTCGCAGTCGTAAGACACCAGCTCGTCGCAGTCGCAAGACCCCAGCTCGTCGCAGTCGCAAGACCCCAGCTCGTCGCAGTCGCAAGACCCCAGGAGGCAAGGCTCGCAAGACCCCTGCTCGCAAGTCTCGCAAGGGACGCAAATCTTCCCCCAAAAGAAAGTAAATTTCTTATTTTAAAAATTAATCATAATTTATTTCAAAAACAAATTTTTGAAATAACTTAAAAGATGGCAAGCTCAGCGGTTTTAATGCAAAATGTTGCAATGGATGATAGTTCATTCTATCTTGTTAACGGAACAACTACTACTAACCATGTTGTATTTAACGTACCGACACTAACAGGTAATAGAACAATTACTATTCCTGATAGCAATGTTACTCTAGGATCTGGTTTATCAGGTAATAACTTTGCAACGGATTTGAAAATTGGGCGTGATGGAGATAATTTGATTGATTTTACAGTAGATGACGAAATTACATTCAGAGCCGGAGGTACAGATGAATTAAAATTAACTGCTACAGAATTGGCACCAGAAACAAATAACGGTCTTGCTTTGGGTTCGACTACTTTGAACTGGTCTGACATCTACTTTGCAGATGGAGCTGTTATCAATCTTGGAAATGATCAGGATGTTACTTTAACACATGTTCCTGACACTGGTCTTTTGTTAAATGGTGCAAGTCAACTTCAATTTAGGGATAATGCTATTCATATCAGTTCAGATGCTGATGGAGACTTAAATATCCAAGCAGACACAACAGTTAACTTGAATATTGGAGGTACAGATGAATTGTCAATCACAGAAACTACAGCAACATTTGGAACTAATATTGTTATTCCTGATGCTGGAACGATTGGTTCGGCTAATGATAATGACGCTCTTGCTATCAGTTCTGCTGGTGTCATTACATTGTCTTCTGGAACAGTAAGTACTTCAACATCAACTGGTACTCTTGTAGTATCTAATTCTGGTGGTGTTGGTATTGAAGGTAATGTTTTTATTGGAGGTAATTTAACAGTTAACGGTTCAACTACTACTGTTGAATCTACAGTTGTAAATATCCAGGATCCCATTTTTACTCTTGGTGGTACTTCTGCTAACCCAGCAACCAATGATAATAAAGACAGAGGTATTGAATTCAAATGGAACGATGGTGCAGCTAAAACAGGTTTCTTTGGTTATGATGATAGTACTGGTAAATTTACATTTATCCCAGACGCTGCCAACTCATCAGAAGTCTTCTCTGGAACTGCTGGTGATGTTGCATTTGGTGCTGGTGAATTCACAAGCGTCGCTGTTGACAATATTACAATTGATGGAAACACAATTAGCAGTACAACTGGTAATATAACATTAGCACCTACCGGTTCTATAATTAATACATTAGCAGCGGGTGCTTGTATAAGATTAGGTCATGTTACGAAGTTCAATGTAGATACAGTGCTTGCTTGCGCTGATGATGCTAATACTGCTACATATACTTATACAGCTACCGATGCAGATCACGAATATATTGTTAAAGCAAGAGTTGTAGAACGTTCGCCAAATGGTGCTAAATTTTTCGAGAGAACACTTTCATTTATTAATAATAATGTTGGAGATCTTGCAGCTATAGGCAGTGAATTAAGTTCTACAGCAGGCACAAATGCAGCCAACGATGGTCAACCAAATGTTGCCATATCAGCTACAACTACAGCAATTGTTGTTACATTAACTGGTGAGCAAGATACCGTTGATACACATGATTGTCAATTTACTGGTGAAATTGAAATTATCACAAAAGATCCTGTATCATCTATTACGATAGCTTAATTAACTACCTAAAATTACATTTTTATCTTAATAAAAATGTATATACATATAGTTTTGCTTTACATTTTAGTGGCTGGACTGATAGCAGAAGTTATATACTTTAATGTAATAAAGAAAACACCGGTAAGATTATCACTTTTCACGGAATCGGGTAAAAATGGAGAATTTATACCGCAGTCGACAGATTTTACAGATATTTTTGAATACGACAATCGATTTGAAAAGATAAAAGGTAAGGTAAAATTTTATGTTGTATTTGACGGCATCACTAAAACTTATCCGGTGACCTTGAGACTCGCTGATTCCAACAACAATCCACTGTCAGAACAAATTGTATTGTCAAATGACACTGCTGGAGTCTTAGAAGGAAATTTACCATCAGATATTTCCTTAATCAACATTCAAATAAAAACAGATGCACCTCCAAACACGATAAGATTATTAAATATAGATTTAGAATATAACTTTTAAATATTTATAAAATGGGAGGTACTAAGAATACAACTTCTAATCTTGACGATGTTCAAACTTCAGATCAGGTAGCAAATACCCTGAATACTGCAATTAAGGAAGATACAAAAACAGAAAATATTCTTTTAAACTTGTATCCAAATATCATAGATGATATCAAGTTGGATAACGAAGCAGATGTGAATAATCTTGGTGTTGCTGCTGATAAAGTGCTGTTGGTTGGTCAAACAACAGCAGCGGAAAACGGTTATTATATTCAAGGTTCGGGAAAACAAACATTGAGTCAAGGTAGTAACTTTTTTATAGATTCTAATGGAAAAACTGCCGTATATAATGACAGAGCAACAAATGGGTCAGAGATATTCACACAGGTTTTTTTCGATAACATCAATCTCTGGTATGTCAAAACTCAGGCGAGCACTGATGCTATAAACGATGTTAATATACCACTAAGACCCAATGTTCCATGCATTGTAGATACTGAAATTTTAGGGTACCACACTGCCGATTATTCCAGAATGTTTCATGGGACATATCGTCGCACGATATACTATGACGGTACTAATTATTACAATGGTGGTGTTCTTGAGTCTAAAATTAAAAGGACTGATGCGACATTTGCTTTACCGGTAATCGATTTCATTATTACTGATGATGACCGTAAAATTTCTATCACGCCTGGTGACGCGCAAGAAACAAAATGGTTTATCAAAGGGAAAGTTTCATTTTGAAATATTAATTACAACTATGTCAATAAAACATCATGACTACTCTTGTTTTTGAAGCACCTGATTTCTTGGAATTTTTCGATTGCGCATTTATGGATTGCGTAAGTCAAGAAATACCAAAAAATCTGAGAAATCAGACTTACAACAGTCTTGTGAATAAAGTCGAAGAGCTCATCATGAATCTGGAGATACAGAAGATAAATTTTATCATAACAGATGAGATTAAGTTTATGTTGGAAGTCTATGAAATCGTTGAAGATATTACACAAGACATGTTGGATAATGAAAAATTCTTAGGGCATCTACAAAGTTTTTCAAAACAACATCGTGATGTCACAAATAAGTTGTTAAAACACCGTGAAAAATTTACTCTCTTGAATTCAGGCGCCACGAAACCCTCACATCACTGTAACCTAAGTCTATGGCATTCTATGGAGGAACTTATCATCCTTGGCCTTACCGCAGGTATTGTCTTGGGTGCTATGAATTACTTCTCTCCTTAAATTAACACATTATAGAGCAAAAAATTATTTTAAAAATGAATTTTTAAAACAAAAAATATATCAAAAAAATGGATATTCCTACTTACATTCAAAAGGTTTCGGACGCAATCTATGCGGAATGTCAGAAGAAAAGGAAATACAAAGATATCTTGAAAAATGTTGAGACCAGTGTCTTTAACGAGAACATGTGCCCATCCCTTTCTATTACATCAACGTGCTCAACGTTCTTGAGGAGATGAAAATCGAAAGCAGTGATGAGATGATTGAGAAAATCAAAAAGTATTCCAGAGAATTGACTTTGAGTAGACTCGATACCATTGTTGCGGACATTTTTGGGAGATATTATGATGAAGAAGACGAAAATGAAGTTAGTAGGTTTACGAAACAATATGAAAAAGAACTTACTCGACAATTCAAACATGTCAATCTTTTAGCCGAGTTCACAACAAACATTATTCAAGATATTAGAAACATAACAAAGGATTTTATCCGTAATATTGAAACTTTCGATTTCGCTTCATTTGATAAGGAAATCACCGAAAACTTGTATGACTGTATTGACTGTGAAGAAGATTTTGAAGACTCAGAAGAGAGCGATTCAGAGTATGAACCCGGTTCAGACGAAGAATCGGAAACAGAGGATGAAGAATCGGTTGACGAAGAAATTTACGAACTCCTTGATTCAAAGGTTGCAGAGATTGCTAAATTAAAGGAAATAAACAAAGAGCTCGAATTAAAAATCCAAAATTTATCTACCGCCAATAGTCATTATCAAAAAATCTCCAAAGTTAACGAAGACAGAGCAAATTTGACTTCAGGAGTATTGAAAGTCATGGTTGTAACAATTTTCGCTCTATTTATTATCCCGGCCTCTTTTCAAGATACAAAGTATGTACTTAACTATGAACTTCTTGATTGATAAATATACTAAAAAAATTTTAGTATATTCGTGTATTATAAAAATGGAAAGGGTAAAGGAAAGAATAGAAAAACTTGAAAGAGATTACAGGTTTTCATTAAGAAGATACGCATTTCTCGATAGACTGACGACAATACCATCAATCATCATCACTTCGCTTTCAAGTATTTTTTCGTTTATCAGTACCTCAAGTGTTGTCGATAACGACAGACAAGATGTATACATCGTCGTTGTAGCCATTCTTACTGCCATTGCTTCTATGTTCCAGGCTATAAGTAGCAGTAGCGAGTTCGGTATAAAATCTACAAAATTTCTCGAAGCATCTCATCAAATTAACCATCTTTCAGATAGAGTATTTTTTGAACTTCAGCATTCTAACGAGAAAGACTTTATCG